GTATCTTTCACCTGTTCAATTTCGTGCCACATCGTATCTATAGTATTATTCAGTCTATCAATATATCTAAAATTTACAACCATAACTGTTATACAAAAGTATAGAGTTATCAACATTAGTACAAAATTAATGTACTTGGCCAGCGGCAGTAAGAATTCTTTCACTTGTATCCCTCCAATAATTTCTTAATAAAATTTCGTAATTACGTTTCCACATTTTTCTCATCCGTGAACAAGTTGCTGTTGTAAGTGCGTCCCTACAATTGTTGATGCGTTTAATTGCTATTACCATCCGTATTCCTCCTCTGGATCCATTAACCTATTACCGTGTTTTCTTCTAACCAAGCTTCTAAACCTTTAATAGAATAATAAGGTGTATTACCTATTTTAATAAAAGGTGCAACAAACTTACCTTCTCTTTTTTTCTTACGTAAAGTTTCTTGTTGAAAGCCCCTGGGTAAACCTTGGCCTCTCATATACTCTTCTATTTGACCTATGTGTAAATAATTTTTCATTTCCCCACTTCCGGCAAAGTTTCCCCTGACCATTTTGTTTTTGATTCACGACCGCCTTCAATATTTAATCTAGTTTGGTCTATTGGCAACATAACATAACCATTATGGGTCGTTGTTTCTTTACCAAAATACATAACTTTTTCTTCACATTGGGGGCAATCTGACGATTGGCCTTTATCACCTACAGTAGCTACTACTGGAGCAATTGTAATATACCCGTTGCCATTACAGCGCGGGCATATTGTTTTAACTAGATTTTCTTTTTCCATTTTTAGTTTCTTGCTCTAGCAGAAAGCTAATTGCTTTCTGTATTGATACAGGCACTTCAAAACGAGTGGCTGCAAACCTTATAAGTCTATTGTGAGTGTCTTTTGACACTGATACTGACTTAAATTTTTCTATATCTGGCATTTTTTTCCTTTGTTTATGTTATACTATGGGAGTATATAGTCACTTTATTTGATTTGACAAGTATTTAATTTATTATATTATATAATAATCTTTCCCTTATCATATGCCGTCTCTTTTATTCCTTTTAGAGGCGGCATTACTTTATGTCTCCCCAGCTTGTACCTTCTTCGTAATCTACTTTATTTGGTACCTTCAATTCAACCGCATCTTCCATTATATTTATAATTTTCTCCGCTTGCTCTTTAGAGTGTACGGAAATATCTAATTCATCGTGTACTTGTATATGAGGTACTTCTCCAGCTTCATAAAGAGCTAGCATAGCCTTCTTGGTCATATCCGCGGCACTACCCTGTATAAGCTTGTTTAGGGCCTTATACGTAAAAGCTCTTTTAATCCCCGGTCCGTGTTCCCTAAGTGCGTCTGCGTGTTTTAATGGTTTCTTAATGCCATAGCCGTGTGGCTCCCACATATCAAAATGACAAAGTCTGCCACCGATCGTGCGAATCTTACCGCTGTCCTCGGCTTGTCTAATAACCGCCTCTGAGAGCATTTTAACAAAAGGAGCTTTTTGATGATAAGTTTTAATTAAACTTTCTGCCGCTTCTTTTAACAAACCTAACTCCGCCATAAGTTTATTTTTACCCATACCATACATTAATCCTAAGTTAATGGTCTTGGCTTGTTTACGTTCAATACCAGCCATATCCGCAATCATTTGATGAAAGTCTGCTTCACCCTTATTGTATTGATCAACAATCATCGAAGAACCTTCTAACTTTAATAATGAAGAGTAGTGTACCACGATCCGCGGTTCTTGTTGTGAGTAATCAAAGCAACCCCAAGTATGATTTTTTTCCGGTAAAAATAAGGAACGTATGGCTGGCCCAATAACTTTGTGTCGTGCTGGAATTTGCTGTAAGTTCGGATTACTGTAGCTGAAACGACCAGTTACAGTACCACCATCATCTGATCTAATCTGATTGATGTCACTGTGAATTCTACCCTTGTGTGCGTGTTTTAAAATTGTATCAATAAAAGTTGAACTAGCCTTGTTAACTTCTCTAGCTTCATTAATTAATTTTGGAAGCTCTGCTGGATGAGTAGCTAAAAAGTTTTTTGTAAAACTTGGTGCACCTTTGTCCGTTCGATCATATGGTATTTTTAATTTATCAAAAGCTTTAGCTATACTGGTTGCCGCGTAAATCTCTATGGGAAAACCTGATAACTTTTCTATTTTTTCGTGAATTATTTTTTCTTGTTTATTTAAATCTTTTTTCAATACCTCTGCTTGGTCTAAATCAACCCTAACTCCCTTGAATTTCATATCAACTAAACACGGGAATAAGTTTGTCTCCAGATTAAACACATCCCACAAATCTTGTTGGGTTAGTTCGTGCTTCATAGCGTGCCACAGTTTTAACGTCACGACGGCATCACGTTCCGCATACTCACCTACCAACGGTGCAGGTAGTCTCCACATCTCCGCTTTAGGATTAACACCCCAAGCTTTAGCGGCTTCTTGTAAAATCTTTTCATTCTTACCCATTCCTACATATTGTTTCGACATAGCATCTAAAGTAAAACTCCAGCGGTTTTCATCGACCAGCGATGATGCAATCATCGTGTCAATAATACCACCATTGATTTGAAAGCCCATAGACCTGATCCAAGATACATCGTACATCGCATTGTGAAATATTTTTGTCGCAGGTGTATGTAATACTTCTTCAAACCAATCTAACACCAAAGCTTTATCCATATTTCCACCACCCTCGTGATTGATTGGAAAATAACCGGACCAGCCTTCAACTGCTACCGCAATACCAACAACTTCGCCGTCACCACGAATAGCACCAGAACCCATAGTCATTAAGTTTGGATCTCTAGTCTCTAAGTCAATCGCTATCTCTGGATATTCTTTTAAATCAGGTAAATTTGATGGTGGTACCCATTCAGTTTCTGGACTGAACATTGGCATTTGTAATGGTTTCATTTGTATTCCTCTTTTAATTTATTTAAGAACCAGATTGCTTTGTCCAGGTCCTCTATGGGTTTGTCTTTATGTTCGTGCCGCCAAATATATTTAACTGCACTACCTTGTAAATAATATTTAAAACCATCACCTTGCATAGAAGCAATGGCATCGATACATTGTATTTTTCCTTGGTTGTAATGTGATGGATAATCAACTGCATCAAATTTTTTTAAGTCACCTAAAGTTACATCGTCTCTAACGACACCTTCCTCTACTAGTTTTTTAAAATAACCTTCTTTAGTAAACTCTGGTATTCCGTATTTACTTCTCATAATGGGTACGCCCTTTCGTAGTTTTTTGGTTCTAAAATATGTAATGCTTTCTTGGCACGAGTAACGGCTACATAAAACAACCGGTGCAAGTCGTCTGGGTCAATATCATTAGCATCAACAGCAGACTTAGTAATATCAGGCAATAGTAAAACATTATCAGCTTCGCCTCCTTTGGCGCCGTGTATTGTAGACATAATAATTCTTGGTGACTTAATTATATTTTCACCTCGAGCTAACATATTTCTAATATAGTTTTCTATATTAGAACCAAGCCCTTCAAAAGAACTATGCCAAACTTCTTTAGTTTGTAATCCGTGTTCCGCGATACATTCTTCAATACCATAATATAAATCTGCATTGAACGTTTTTGCGGTACGATAACCTCTAGTAACATTTTCACCAAGATAAGAATAAATATTTTTTATTTGTATAACACTTAGCTTCTCTCCTTTAATCCACTGACCCCAGTTACGTATCGCTGTAAGCAAGTTTAAAGATACTGAATTTTTTCCTCTATGTGAATAGTACCACCCCTGTAGCTCGCACAACTCTTTTACATCATCAAGAAAATAATTTGCTGATGCCAACACTAGCCACTCACCCTCTGACATATCTATTTGTGTTATGTCTGCGTAACGGTGTAGCTTCCCTGTTTCTGGCCTTGGTTTATAATCTTTGTCGTATCTATTTTGTACACGATCAATAATATTTTGTGAAAGTTCGTGGATAGGCCCACCAGGAATACGATAAGATTGATCTAAAACTTTAATGTCGTCAACATCTTCACGGAGGGCGATGAAATGATCAACATCGGCCCCGGCCCATTTAAAGATTGCTTGATCATCATCTCCAGCAATATAAGTTTTGTCGGACTTGGACCACATACCTCTAACCATTTTCCATTGCAATGGACTAAGATCTTGTGCTTCGTCGATAAAGAGGACATCAAACTCTGGGCTGATATCTTGTGAAACAAAGTTGTCCAACATATCATCATAATCAATCATACCTTTCTCTTGTTTAAAACGTGTTAGTTCTTGGTTTAATAAAAATAATGTATCACGTTCAATATCCAAGTTGTGTGTATTGTCATCATACACCTCCATCAAATCTCGTTCCGTGACTCTAGCCTTATTAATTAATCTTAAATATTCGTTGTCTGAATTAAAAACTCCATCGCTTTCAGAATGAAAGGACATTTTAATAGGTATACCAACCTTTAATCCAAACTCACGATAGTCTTCTTTTTTCATTACGCGTTCTTTGTTAAGCCCTAACATTCTAAAGGCCAATGAGTGTAGGGTTCTAAAATAAATTAAATCTTGAGTCTGATCTAAATTAAACTTCACCGCCGCACGACTAGCTGCTTCGTGTGCAGCCTTGCGAGTAAAAGAAAAATAACCAATGCGCTTTGGATCAACTCCGGATTTCATAAACTGATCCACTAAATTTAATAGTGTAGTAGTTTTACCGGTACCTGGTGGCCCTAAGATAATGGTTTTCATTAAAACGGTGATTCCTGATATGTTACGCGACTAACTTCTGCACCGCTATCCTTTAAAGCTTTTATTTTAACAAGATGTGGTGTCTGTCCTTGTAGTTTCATTCGGACCTCATCTACATAAATATCTTTTAGTTGTCTAATTAAGTTACCTGTCTTTTGTAAATCGATGTCCCAATTGTTACGCTTAGCAAAAGCATAAAAATCTCTCATTCTAAAATAAGTAAACCCTTCATCAGTCCAAGCTATCTTGTTTAAGATATCTTCTTTAGTTCTAGCTTTAGATCTATGCACAGTAAAATCATACAATAAATTTTCTATTTGTACTTGAGGACTTAAAGATTCTAAAGCTTCAATCTCAACTAAACCTGCCATCAAAGGTTTTAAATATACTTCACGCCAGTCTTTAGCTTTTGGTATTGGTGTGATAATTTTTGCTTGCTTCATACAAACAACAGAAAATAAATTTGGGTTATGTAATTCCTCTGCAGTAAAAACAACTCTCTTACCTGCTACGTTCAAAAACCATTGTGGTGGATCAGAATTTATAACGGTAAGGGTGTCTAGTTCCGGCATTTGCTCTTCTTCAAAACCAACACCAAACTTTTTAGTTCTACATTTTGCAGCGTTACATACACCACAAATTGGTTGGTCTTTACATCTATACTTATCGTAACCACGCTTACCAATAGAACCAAGTAATTGTTTTACTTCTTGAAAACCTAAAGGCGGATCCATATGAGTCTGGTTATCTTCCATAACTTTATCTTCCCAGATATCAGGATCAGCTTGCTTTCTGTAAATAGCAATGTTAAATAAACCGTTGTTTCTTGAACCATCACCAAAACCATCTGCAGCTAATTTATTTAAACAAGGTGGACCATCTTTAAAAGCCTCTTCTACTTTAACAGCTTTATCTTTTTGAATAACTATTTCTCGTACTTGTTTTTCTGTCAAAGAAATTTTTTCATAATAATTGTAAAAATCTTCTAGCTTGATAGCTACACCCGATTCATCCATAGCATAACGTAAACCACGTGTACCGTTGTGATAAGGTAAATTTAAAAAGTTACCCGTGTCGCCACGCTCTACTAATATCTCTGTTTGTTTAGGAAATATCTCACTACCTCCAAAACCTAACGCTTCAGACATAGCCTTTAACTTTCCTTGCATTAAAACAGCAGGGATAAAATCTTTTGTAAATAAAAATAAATGTGCTCCACCAGATTTTGATCTAAAGGTTACTAATGGAAAGTTTTGTAATTTAATTGATTCGATTATTTTTTTATGGTCTAAAGCAGAATACTCATCTACATCTATACAACCCCATTTGCACAGATTTTTTTCATTAATAGGAATTACACCAAGCGCTGGGTCCTTACCATCTAAATGATCTTGCCACAACTTATCGGGGATAGGTTCTTTTTTAATAAATGCTTTACCAACCGCTTTACCTTTGTCGGTAGTTTCACCTGTTAATATTAATTGACCGTAGGCACTTTTGTTACCTTCAAAAATCTTTTTAAAATTGTCCATATAACTTATAATATTCTTTCTGATACTTTCTATTTTTCTCTTTATTCTTTTCTCGGTATGCTTCAGCATACCCTGATTCTTTTAACTTTCTCTTTTTATATTCTATCCCTTCGGGGCTGTCCATAAATAATTTTTTTTCTTCTTTTAATTTTTTATTTGTTTTTCTAAGTGCGTCTAAAGTTTTTTTTCTATAGTACCTAATTTGATATAATGAATCTCTTGATCTTATCATAGTTTTCTCCGTAGACCTAGCCTCGGGGGAAGCTAGGTCTACAACATAATTTAAAAGGGTACTGAACCCGAAGATTTAGTTTCTTCATCATTATGTTTATTTTTCACAGCACCGTCTCTAATCGATTCCGCAAAACTTTTAGCGGCCGCGTACAGATTTTTATCCTGTACTGGACCTACCTTAGAAATAGTCCAACCATACCAAGTTCCCTTGTCATTGGATTGTTCTACTGTCTTAAGGTTATACACGTGACTATATGAAGCCGGAGTAAACAAACCATTCTTTCCTTGTAGTTTGATACTGTTCATCATTGAGTTCCAATTACGACTAACTTTTAGTTGAGTCGATTTCATTTGAACTAATGCCGTCTGCATATCTTCCGTAAGCAGATAGTACGATGCAGTGTTCTCAAGATAATTACCGTTTGGTAATCTATCTTTGTATCCCGCATCTCTTGTAGTGTCATCAATGATACCACTGCTTACTGAATGTATATTAACCGGAGCAGATGTGCCCTGGCCTCTATCACTCCACTCAACATACTCTCGCTTGTAATAAGCTGGGATTATATTAAGTCCTTTTTCCCCATCATACGCCTGCTTAGTCACGGTATTAAATATCATACCTGCTTCGGCACCTTCAACATACTTTGCATCCCGTTTGTTTATCTCGGGCGATAGTTGTCCTAAGACCCTTAGGAATGGTAGTGCCATATCTTCAGCACTCATATTATCCAGACCAACATTAGAGTCTTCTTCAAACATACCTGCTAGAGCTATGCTTGTGTCTTCTTTTTTCTTGATTGCTTTTTCTTGTGTCATTTTTCGTTCTCCTTGTTTCACGATTTCCGGCTTATCTTGGTTTGATCTTTCACAAAAGTGTGAAAATAATCCGAGGGCATATCGAGGCCGGCCTCGATACGCTCTCTAAAGAGTGCTTTCAAAGTCATAGGTTCTACCTTCTGCTTCTGCGAAGGCTCAAAGCCTTCTTGCACTGCAAGTTCTAACAAATCGTTAGCCCTTGTATCCTCGCCCTTACCGAACTGAACAGCGACCTCATTTTTAATAAGATCACCTAGTCCGTTGTTACGAAGCCATTCATACGCTGATTCGACCGAGTCTTTTTTTACGGTACAGCTATAGGTTTTTTTAACCTCAACACCACTACCGTCAGCGAGTTTCAAAGATGCCAACCCTTGCTCTGCGAGCAAGTTAGGTATTATCTCTGAACTAATTTTGTCTGCTTTTTCTTTGTATTCTTTAACTTCCGCTTCAAGACTTTCAATTTTTTCTTGATGTGCTTGTAGCTCTTGGCAATACGAAGCCAATGTTTGTATGTCTGTTTTTTCTATCAGCTGTTGCTGGTCGTCTTCTAAATCGTCTAATGTTAAATTACTCATAATTCTTCTTTCTGATATAAGTCTATGTTTAGAGGATAGTATTTATACTCTTGTCTATCCCATTTCAAGAGATTAAATTGTCCATTCGTAGTATCACTTACTACTGCTGTGGATAACCCAATAATAGAAGGATCTCCCAAACATAAAATATAATCGTTTGGTTTAAAATCCTGTAAATTCTTTTTCATCTTACGCACAAAAGGACCTGCGCTATAAATAATATTGTCTTGTTTTGGTAAACAAATAACTAAGTAACCAAACTCGGATGCACTTAACACGTTTATATTAGGTGCAGGATGTTGTAATACATAAACAAAAGTTTCTTTAGGGTTCTCTACTTTAAATGCTAAAAAATCTGCTAGACTTCTAGGTTTATACAACTCAAATATTTTATTCTTCATTCTAAATCTTTCTTTAATTTTTATCTTGAATTTAATATAATTATGTTTATATATAAGTCAAGAAAGAATTTAAAAGAAAGTATAATTAATTATGATAGACCACTATAGATATAAAACTAAGCCCTACGACCACCAAAAACTAGCTTTAAAAAAATCTTGGGCAGCTAAAACATTTGCTTTGTTTATGGAGATGGGTACCGGTAAATCCAAGGTCCTCGTTGATAACATCGCTATGCTGTATGATCGAGGTGCTATTAAAGCTGCAGTAATCGTGGCCCCTAAAGGTGTGTACAAAAACTGGGACAGCATAGAGTTTCCCGTCCATTTACCGGACCACGTAGAACATACTAAAGTATTGTGGGAAGCCAACATTACTAAGAAAAAACAATTTGAGTTAGATAGTTTATTTAATGGTAAAGAAGACCTTAAGATATTGATAATTAACGTAGAAGCATTTTCTACAAAGAAAGGTCTGGACTTTGCTAGAAGTTTCCTTAACATATTCTTAGGGAAAGCCTTATTGGGAATTGACGAATCAACGACAATCAAGAATCCGACAGCTAAACGTACAAAAAATATTTTACAAATAGGGAATCTAGCGTCGTATCGAAGAATCTTAACTGGCTCCCCCGTTACCAAATCTCCCCTTGACCTTTTCAGTCAGTGTGAGTTTCTAGATCCATATCATTTAGAACATCAATCTTATTACAGTTTCCGTGCACGTTACGCAAATATGGTCAAGAGAAATTTTGGCGGTCGTTCAGTACAATTAGTTACGAGCTATAGACGTTTAGGTGAACTAGGTGATAAACTGGATAGTTTTTCTTATAGAGTTTTAAAAGAAGATTGTTTAGATTTACCTCCAAAAATATTTACTAAACGTATCGTCGAGTTAACTAAAGAACAACAAGATGTTTATGCACAAATGAAACAAATGGCTATGGCTTTTACTGAAGAAGGTAAAATTATGTCAACAGTAAATGTAATGACACAGCTAATGCGTCTACATCAAGTTACCTGTGGTCACTTCAAAGCTGATGATGGTACGGTTACACATTTAAAAAACAATCGTATTCAAGCATTAATGGATTGCATAGAAGAAACAGAAGGTAAGGTGATTATATGGGCAAATTATAGAGAAGACCTCAAATTTATAGTAACTGAGTTAAAAAAAGCTTACGGAGAAGCCTCTACAGTAGAATATCACGGCGGGGTGGACCCTACCCTCCGTCAAGAAGGAATTACTCGATTTCAAGACGTTAAGGGCCCTGCACGCTTCTTTGTCGGAAATGCTCAAACCGGTGGGTACGGAATCACCCTTACTGCTGCCAACACCGTAATTTACTATTCTAACAACTATGATTTAGAAAAAAGACTACAATCAGAAGATCGGGCCCATCGTATCGGCCAGACTGGCAGTGTATTGTACATAGACTTAATAGCAGAAAAGACTATAGATGAGAAAATAGTTAAAGCACTTAGAACAAAGGTAAACATTGCTAATGAAATTATGGGCGAAGATCTTAAAGATTGGATCTAAAGTAGAAGCGGGGAATAATTTACTCGGTCTGCTATTCGTTCTGCTGTCAATATTTGTTTTCTTGAATTTTCCTTCGTACTAGAACAATGTATCCAACCTGAGTTTGGATCTACGCCATCATAGAACTCTAATATCAATTGATCAAAATCACAATGATCCGCGATCCACGTTGCAAGCTCCTTGTTATCTACAGAATGTATTTCAAAGTCTGCAGCCTCACCCCGGGCGTGTTGTGAGTTAACCGAAGAACCAATAGCCTCGCACAACGTAGGGCTGCGATAGCCTGAGGATATCATAACCGGCTTACCAAAATGCTCGCGCACTGGTTGCAGGATAGTTTTCGCTAGGTGAATAAGATTTTCCACGTGTTCGCTAACCGGTACATTATGTATACCTTTGCGGGTCGCGGTCTGTGATTTAGTTAGCTCAGCTAATGTAAAATTGTTTGATAGATTCATTAGAAACCTCTAAAAGCGCTTTGAATGCCACTAGCATTATTATAGTTTGTATTCATATTCATACCTTCAGTATTAAGTTGTCCTGGTTGCATATTATCTGTCCCCGTTGTAGGAGCAAGGTTTTGATTTTGATTAAAATCGTAAAATTCAGGTTGAAGCTGTTGACCTGGGTTACCGATAATTTGTTGTCGAAGTTCGTTTGGTGAAGCTGTGAAGCTGTTGATCTGGTCATAACCCGACGTGCCTGGTTGTGGCATAATCATATTACCTATACCTACCCCTGATCCGTCAACTGGTTGTCCACCATTTATACCACCATTAATTGAACCAATAGGTAAAGCTCCCGGTATAGTTTCTGGTTGTTGTGGACCCATATACTCTTGAAATAAATCACCAACACCTGATAAAATTGAAGTAGAAAAAGCATCAGTATCAAAACCTGGTGTGCTTGGTTGCATCCCACCACCAACTGATACAGGTGGGGGTAACATTCCCGCAGTCTCAGGATTAAAACCACCACCAAACATAGAATCAAAAGTTGGTTGCATATTTAAATTCATAGGGGGTGGCGTATTAGTAGCAAAACCACTAAAGCCTGGATTGTTTCCTAATAAGTCAGCTAAATTAAGCATTGAATCAGGAACCCTTTGTGGTGTAACATTAGCCGTTCCATTACCTCTGGGTACAATGTCTGAAGCAACTTCACTCATATTAGGCATAGCGCCGTTACCGTGATTTGAAGCAGTGGGTGGTACTTTATTGGATGTAATTGCACTACTTATGCTAGGTGCACCAGTATTTAATTGACCTAATATTCCAGTATTCAGTTTCATTACATTGTTACCAATTCTATTAATTTTTCTATAACCATTAAACCTATAGCCCCCACTATAGATAATACTACCCAATAGATTTTGTCTATCTTGCCACCCAATGACTCTATGTCTTGATGTAGGTGTTTTACGTCACCTTTTAAATTGTTTAAATCTCTCTTCACGCCTGTTATGTGTCCTTGTAGTGAAATGATATGTTCTCTTTGTGTTTTTGGTTCCATAATTAACTTCCGAATACCGTATCGTTTGGTCCAAATACTTTGGATCCTTTGGCTTGGGTTAAAGCTGTATTGTTGGTTGCTGATCCCCCAAGACTATTTAAACCTAAGTTTAATGAAGGTAGTCTACTAGTAATTCCTTCAGTTGACAAGACTGTGTTTTCACCCGCAAACGGATTATTAAAATCTGGTAATTTATCACCAAACAATTTTAATTTATTATATTGAGCCGCTAATCGTCTAATAGTGTCTTTAGCTCTAGCATACGGACTGTTGTTTCCTAGCTCTCTAGCTTGATCTCTAAATGATTTCTCTATATTTTCTGATGGAATAAAAGGTTTAAACTGACCTTGAATAATACCTCTTAGTGCTTTGTTAGAAACTCTATCTTTAAATTCTCTTTTTAAATCACCTTCTTTAGCACCTAAAATCATAGCACCATAAAAATCTTTAGTCATATTTTTTTGTACTTGATATAAAGATTCATTGGCTAGTTTATACCTATCAACAATTTGTTCTGGTGTAACTACACCACCTTTTAATAATGGTGATGTAAACTCACGACGAGAATTGTTAATACCAGTTCTGTAATCAGCTATCTTATACTTCATTGTATCAACTGGATTAATGTCAACCGCTCTTAATCCTGCAATACCTGCAGCTTCTTTGGTAAAGTCGTATCGCTTACCGTATTTATCGGGTTGGTCAAAAATAGAATTAAACATTCTTTTAATAGTATTGGCTGATCCTGGAGTTTGCGCTTCGACTAAATGAAATAATCCTTTAGAAAAACGATCACCATACGGGGTTTGTTCTGTGTATAATCTTCTACCATCTCTAGTTCTACCATTTCTTACAAAGACATCGGTTAATGCTTGAGTCCAAATAGATTCACTAATAAATGGTGCGCCAAGTTCTGTAGTAGACTCAACTACACCTTGCATAAGATCTTCCATAACTGTGTCGTTGTCAGTTCTACCATCTGCTACGGCATTCATAATAGTTTTAAACGGTCGTATCATTGTATCATATGCATTAGCGTGAGAAAAATCTATATAAGTAAAGTTACCATCATTATCTTTAATAGGTACTAACGTTGAATTTTTAGACCAGTCAGGTACAAACCGTCTTAAAGCATCCATCTCTAAACCACTTACATTGTAAGCTGCTTTAAATGCTTCAACGGTTCCATATGGTATAGCTACTGCGGTAGCACCAAAACCAGCCATACGTTGCATACCGATAGACCTAAAAGGTTTAGTTTTTGTAAGAGGGTCTACATAATTAAATTCTTTAAAACCTTTACCAAGAATATTTATACTAGTTCTGATAATTTCTGCAGGGAAAGATACAAAGTTACCTATCGGTGCTTTTCTTAAATCTTTAATAAACTTAGAAACGTAATCATAGTTAGGTACGTTGTTACGAACAATGTTTGCGGCAGCTTCGTCTAAGTATTCTGTACCATTTTTAAAAGCCATACCTAAATCATTATCAGACGACTTAGCAAAAACATTTAAATCAATACCTGATTTTTCTAAGGCTTTACGTATACGAGAACGTTCTGCAGCAAATGTAAACATTTTCCAAAAATCATCTTCAGCGGTATATAAATCAGTTGCATATTCTTTACCTTTGTTTAATTTTTTACCTAAGTTCTGCATAACTTTATTAGTAAATTTAGTAGTACCAAAATCTACGTCATCAAGTAAATCTTCTAAGTCACCTAACCTGGCATTTTTATTTACCACACCAAGACGTAATAGTTCTCGGTATCTTTTGTTTGCAGCTTCACTACCTCTAGCACCTACTTGACTAAATGCACCCATCGCTTCATCAAGTGCTTCTTTATTCATTAAAGGCATAATACCGTTAGCTGAAGCAAAGGCTGTTGCTGAAATTAAATTTCGGAAATGTGTTACCGGAGATAAAACTGTTTTTGCTAACTGTGAAGTTGCTTTTGGATATAAAACAAAATTATTATAGAAGGTAGTAAATATATTATCTTTATCAAGAACTGTAGTCCAACCACTATTAACTTCTTCTAAAGCTTCTTGAATACCTTTACTTGACCATCTACCATTTAAAGGATTAACCGCTTCAATATTTAATTTACCACCAGGATTTGTTGCTAACATTTGTATAGCTTTTTCACCTACATTATTATCACCAAACACTGCCGCTGCTTCTCGTCTAGTATTAAACATTTGTTTACCAGCCATTGTATCGTAGAAGTCACCAAAGAATTGGTGCTTACGTCTAACCAAAGATAAATCACTTAAAGTAGATAAAATAGTTGCACTAGGGTCTTGTACTTTTCCAAATAAGTCTTCAATAACTTTTCTTGGTGTAAGTCCATTAACTAAAAGATCTTCACCGGCTTCACCAGCAACTTTGTTTAAAGGCAGCATAGGACTAGTCCAGTCTTTAATAGCTATGTCTTTTAGAAATCCAGTTTCATCTTGTAATAAAGGCACTGCTTCACCTTCAACTAAAAATTTGTTTTGTTTTTTAGAAGATACTAAAATACGTTCTACTTCGTATGCAGCTTGTTCATCGCTTATTGATTTACCAGTTCTTTTTAAAGCTAGTTGTTTAAACATTTCTTTAGCATTTGTAACTGCTTCAGCGGTAGGTTTAAAACCTTTTAACGCTTCACTATTTTTATTTCCAAAAATTCTATAAGTATCATCAACATAATCTAAAGCTTTAGTTTCAAAAGCAGTTTTAAATTTAGCAAAACGATTTAAAGTATCATCTGCAGCTTCTTTAGTAGATTTACCAAACCTAAAAACATTGCTTGCAATATCAGTAAAAGATCTATCCATTGTTCTTCTAGCTCTTTGTAATATTCTAATAACTTCTTCTGGGTCTTTTAATTTTGCTTTACGTAAAGCATCAAGAGACTCAACTGTCATATTACCTAAAGTAAAAGTAGCTCCTTCAGTTAAACCTTCTTTACTAAGAACAGGAGTAACTTTAGGTCCATCAGCACTTGATACTAAAGCATCATTAACAACTTTAGTAAGTGCGGTTCTTTCTTTTTGTATACCAATACCAAACTTTTGGCCCATTTGTCCGTACAACGCATCTATTTCTTTGTCTAGTTGTCGTTGCAGTTCTTGTGCTCCATTGGCATCTGCTGATCTTTTACCAACCATTACACGTTCCATTTCAAAAAACTCTTTAGTCTTTTTACCTTGTGGTGTCGTGTACTCTAAAATTTTATCAATCAAATCATTATTACGATTTAAATTATTACTTCTCTGTACCGCTTGTTTAATCGCGGTCCCCGTTCCACCGATAACGCCACCTAAAAATGCTGAGTCTAGACCAAACTTAACTCTATTCATCACGGTCCGCGCTGCATTATTCTCGTCGTTGTCAGCAAGTTGTGTTATTCCTATGTTAAAGGCATCTCCTAAAGTTCCAATACGTTCAGCATCACCTACAAATATAGCATCACTTGCACCAACACCACCTACACCGCCAAGTGTTTGTAACATACGACCTTTATTAGTTAATGTTTTTTCTAAAGCACCTTCGGTATTTTTAGTAAACTTGTAAAGTGTGCCTGCTTCTTTAGCTTCAATAGCAGTTCGTGCCATTCTTGAACCAGCTTTAAATGCAGCAGTGCCCGGTATACCCAAGTTAGTCATAATACGAGTAATTTTACCAGCCGTGGTTGCTTCAGCTCTTTCATCTAATGTTGTTAAATCATCAAACCACATTTCAATATCAGTTGCAGTATCTGTACCCGCACCTAAATCCATTAACGAGGCTCCTAAACTAAAAGCACCTTTTGGTATATCTAGAATACCTGCACCAATACCTGATAATATTGATTCAAACATTCCAACTCTACTATTACCGGAACTACTAGTCGGTTGATAAACTTTACCCCCAGGAGCTAAATAAACTCGACCACCTGTTTTTAATTGTACACGACCACCTTCTTTCATCATACCTATAGGATATGATTTTCCTGCTTTGTTTGGTTTAGATATTTCTTTACCAATTTCTAGACGATTTGTTACTCCAACAGATTCTTTAGATATTTGCCCTGGAGTTCTATATTGTTTGCCATACTTTAATACTTTGGCAGCCATAGAAATACCATCTGATTGAATTTTATTTATATCTTTAGAAAAATCATAGCCCATTTTTTTTAACATATCATCTCCGTGTTCTACATACATATCTTTTTTTAGTAAATCTGTAACTGCATCTGGATTTTTTTGAAATTTAGTTACGTGTCCAGCAGCTGAATTTAACCTACCATCCATTAAACGTAAGTTTGTAAAAGGCTCAACAGAAATAGTTTTTGCGTGGTCTACATCAATCCCTTTTAAACCTGCATCTTCCATAATTTTTTTATAT